AAAAAATTGTAACTGCTGCACAGTTATACTATAGAAAGAATGATTATCCATATGGAGAAAGTTTATACCATATTAACGATCAGTTAGCAGAGAGTATAGCTACATTTGAATATGCTAAGAATCTAGCGATTCAGGCAATGAGAAATCAGTTGCCATATACAGACCCAGATGTTTTAATAGATTCTGTAACTCCTGTATGTGCAGAAGTTGAAAGTGCTCTTAACACCTATCATAGTATTGTTGATACTATTTTAACAGAGGGAAAAGGACTTGTAGAAAAAACATCCATTAATCCTAATAAGCAAGGTAATTGGACTTCTACTTTAACATATTCAAACTATAATATTTTACCTGATCCTCTACTACCAGCACAAGAATGTTCTACTGTTATTTCTGCATTAGATGCATTATATGATAATCTAGAGGATTCTATAAAAGAGGAATCAATAACTAAGACACTTCCAGATTTTGTTGATGGTGAGACTAAAGAATTTGAATTATATTGGGATGATAATACAGAAGTGAATACAGAAAAAGATGAAAATCTATTCCTAACACTTAATGCTGTATTACAGAGACCTAAGTTTACCGAAGGTTATCCATTACAAGATTCTTACTTCATAGACAGAACTGTAATTCCTAATGTTATCAAGTTTGATGTTGCTCCTATATGGGATCAAGATCTTGGAGCTAAGACTATTAATGAACCAACTGCTGTAGAAAAGGTTGTTGGTATTGGAGTTGGTAATTATAAGAGATTGACTATTGATGCTAACTTAGTAGACGATTCTAGAACTGGTCCTTTCTTAATTCTAGATGTTGAGGATTATACAGTACAAAGTATTGAATCAAATACTACATTATATGTTTTCATTGACGGAATCCTTCAAAAAGAAACAGTTAACTACGATGTATCAGGTCCTAACATCTTCTTTAAGAAACCAATCTTAAAAGAGATGAATGTTGATATACGTTATCTTTTTGGTAGAGATGTTGGGCAAGTTCTAAACATTTTTGACTTTGCACCTGATGCATTCTTCTCTACAGGAAGATTTGTAATTGATTCAACTTCGTCTTACTGGGACTCATATGAGACTTATGCTTGGATGGGAGATAAAATTGGTAGTGGTATTCATTGTTGGCAAGTGAGATCTGATGGAACCTATAATGTGATTGGTAAAGTAGGTAATCTACTTCGTACTGCAACAACAGTAGAATTTGATATTCTGAAGGCACAAAACTCTGTTATCATAGACAACACAGATATAGTATTTGCTGTAGAAGGATATTATGATAGAAACACTACCTTAGCAGCTTCTGAATATACAGGTACTACATTGACTCTTCGTAAGGATGAGTTTGGTAGAAAACTTTTAAGAGATGAGAATGGACTATGGTCTGGAACTATTCTTGGTAAGACATATAAGAGTCCTTTCTTAAGTCTATCAAATGGTGATCAGATTCGTGTAGAAGGAGAGGATGGTTTTAGAAAAATTAAACGTCTTCCTAGTGAAACCACCAGTAAAGATAATAGAGATGGTGAGCAGTTATCAGATGATATTTTTGCTGCTGTTTCTGTAGAATCTTATAATGGTATTACTAGAGGTGAGGGTCTTTCTGTAATTGCAACTATTGAAAGTGGTTCTGTAACAAAACTAACATGGAATCAACGTAGTTATGATCCTCTTACACAACCAACTGCATATCAGTATTTCACACCACCTGTTATTGAATTCATTCCTCAAGATGGAACTGGTGGTGGTGCTAGAGCAGAAGTTATTGTTAGTAAAGGTCAAGTTATTAGTGTAGATTTAATTGATGGTGGTTCTGGATATACTAAAGCACCAAAAGTTATTATTGCAAGAAGATTTGATATTCTTTCTGAAAGAGAGATTGGTATTTCTCTAATCAATTTAAACATTGTCAACCAGATATCTGGTTTTGGTATGACAGGATCAACTCTAATTACAGAGATCAGTGATGCTGGAATTGCAGGTATTGGAACTATTGGTACTATTGTAATTGATAGTCCTACTAATACTGAACGTGTAATCTCACAAATTATTACTCCAGAACCAGAACCAGCACAACCATTATTTGCTAGTTTAAATGAATTACAAAAGAATGCAGAGACTCTAGATGAGGATGTGTCAGTTATTGATACATTCCATAATGCTACTGTGGTATCTGCAGAAATTCAAGATATTGTCTCTACCAATTCTATTAGTAATGTAAGCAAGGTTATTACATCAACTATTGAGAATCTCATTCCTAATGATGCTCTATCTAACGTTAACTACTTTGAGAATGCTGCATACTTGGATCTTGATTTAGACATCAATGATAGCATTGCTTATATTCCAGATACTACTAAGTTTGCTCCTATTGGATTGTTGATGATTGGTGATGAGATAGTCAAGTATCATAGAAAACTTTCTGATAGATTCGTTAACTTATTAAGAGGAAGACAAGGTACAACTGCTCAGTTCTGGTCTGCTGGAACATATCTAAGACAGATTGAAGAAGTAACTGTAATATCTGCTGCTGTTGTTTCTGTTGAGTCTGAAAGCGATGTTACTATGGTTAGTGCATCAGTAACACCTGGTCAAGGAATTTCTAGACAAAGACAAATACAAATTAGTTCTCCTGCTGACTTCTCTGTTACAAGAGAAGCACTAGAGGTTGTAATCACTCCTCCACCTGGTGGTGTTATTGATGGATATGTTGAAACTGCATTTTTAGTTGATCCTACAGCTATCAGAGCAGGTAATACTACAGGAGGACATAATGGTGAAGTTGATCTAATTGATGTTTCTGATAGATATCTTGTAATTAAACGAGATACAACAGAGATTGAGGTTACAAACGCAATCTTTGGAGTTGCTGCAGAATATATTGGTAACTATACTACTACAAATGCTGGTCATAGAATCAAGCACTTTGATGGTATATTTGATGATGGTGCAGCAAACGTTTCTGGTATGACAATTTTAGAAGTGTCTACTTATTATTCCGCACTTACTATCCAAGACTTTAGTGATAGAGCAGAATCAAGTTACACTCTAGCTGGTCCTACACTTAACCTAGTACCACCATCAATCCAAAATCCTGTTACCATTAGTTCTTCCTCATCACTAACGGCAGCAATTAATGTACAAGATACAACTTATTTCCCTGATGAGGGATACTTATTTACTAATCACGGCGGTGTCATTCAGTATACTGGAAAAACATCAACATCATTCACTGGATGTACTTTGTTTAGAGGCTCAAGCATAGTCACTAATGGTACTCAGATGATTCCGTTTACAATTACCTAAATAAACGTATATAAATAAACTCAGGCACAAACTACAAAACGTCGGTAAAGGAAAACAATGGCTGCTATTATCTCTGATAAGTTTAGAATTTTTAACGCTAAACAATTTTTAGAATCTCTCACTGAAGGTCCCAATGACACCAGTGCAGAACGTTCTAGAATGTACTTCTTTGTGGGTCGTCCACAACCTTGGAAGGCATACTTAGAAATTCATACTAAGAATGGAACGGCTTTTGCTGTAGGAAATGAAGTTTATATTGGAACATATGGTTCCACTACTTTCCGTGCCACAGTTGCTGCAGTTTATGATAGTGCCCTTCTTTTGACTGACGTTTTTGGCAGCGCAGGTATTAATTCCGCACCATCTCTTGGTAGTGCTCTTAAAGGCAGAACTGGTGGTGCAGGTGGATCCGACACTGGTGCTCAAGCAGTCTCTGGCGTTTATCGTTACGCTACTGAGGATGTTCCTCCTCTACCTCTTGATAATCAAAGAGAAAAAAGAAATCTTTATGACGAACTAATTGCTGCCAAACGTGTAACTGACGCTTTTGCAAGAACAGTTATTCGTCGTTACAACTGGGACACTGTTACTAATCCTAAGTTTGACATGTTTAAACCTGACTATTCTGCTACACCTGGTGGCGGTGGTCAAATTGGTAAAACTACTGCAACAGGTCAAACTACTATTGCTGACGCTAAGTTCTACGTAATGAACTCAACTTATGAGGTATTCAAATGCCTTTATAATGGAGAAGATCCAAGTAACACTACTGGACAGAACGCTACTGAAGAACCATCAACTGCAGGTGGTAACTATTCTTCTTCAACAGGTCTTTATACAGAAACAACTGGTGCTAAGTACATCTGGAAGTACATGTATACTATTCCTACTGATGATGTTCTTAAGTTCCTTTCTTCAGACTTCATGCCTATCGTTCTTCCAGCTAACGCTTCTAGAACTGCAGTAGTTGGACAAGCTGTTGATGGAGCAGCAGACGTTGTTGTTATTGAGAATGCTGGATCAAGTCTTCCTGCATCACAAACTCTATACACTGGAATAAAAGGTGATGGAACTGGTGGTGTTATAGAATTTGTAACAAATGGTTCTGGTACAATCACATCTGCAAGTATTCAAGCTCGTGGATCAGGTTACACCTATGCCAACGTTCTTCTAACTAATGGTAATCTATTCTCTGACTCAGGATTATCATCTGCTGTAGCAACTGGAGCATCTGCTGTTGGAGCTTTAGAAGTTATTCTTCCTCCTGAAGGTGGTCATGGTTCAGATCATGAGACAGAATTGAATGGTAAGCGTGTTATGACAAACATTCGCCTTACATATTCTGAAGGTTCTGGAGACTTCCCCGTAGATAATGACTTCCGTCGTATTGGTATCATTGCTGATCCATATGATTGGGGAACAACAACATTCTCTACTGCTGATACACTTTCTGGTTTAAAAGCAATTAAAATTACTGGAGCTAGTGCTGACTATTCTGTTGATGAAAAAATTCAACAAACAGTTGCTGGTGGTACTGCATATGGTACAGTTGTATCATGGACATTAGATAGTGGTTCTACAACTGCTGGTGTTCTTAAGTATATCCAAACTGTAGATGCACACACAGATTCTGGAGTTGTAAGACCATTTGCATCAAATGGTTCTAATGCAATTACTGGTGAGACATCTACTGCATCTGGTAATGTACAAACTGGATACGGTTCTGCACTATTGGGTGTTACTTTCTCAAGTGGTTTAGCAGCACCTGAAATTGAAAATAATTCTGGTGATATCATCTATGTTGAGAACAGAAGACTAATCACTCGTGCTCCTGACCAGATTGAAGATATCAAATTAGTAATTGAATTCTAAAAACTACGCTAAATACTAAAGATTAGATACTTAGTATTTTTGGCGAAGTAAGATGCCTCAGAAGACAAACCTAAATGTAAATCCTTATTATGAGGACTTTGACGCGAGTAAGAATTTTTATAAAATTCTATTCCGTCCTGGTTACTCTATTCAAAGTAGGGAATTAACGCAAGTACAATCCATTCTGCAAAATCAGATTGAGAGTTTTGGAAAGTACGCATTCAAGCAAGGTGAGCTTGTTATTCCTGGTGAGGTAGGTCTCAACACAAAATTAGATTACGTTAAGTTATCGTCTGTTTCTGAGGTTGCTGTTTCAGAAGGAGACGATATTGTTTATAAGAAATATGATATAAGTCAATTAATAGGACAACAATTACAAGGTCTTACTTCTGGTGTTGTTGCAACTATTCTATCAACAAAATTAGCAACTGAGTCTTCTGCTGATACTTTATTTGTAAGTTATATTAATAGTGGTAATTCTAATACAGAACCTACTTTCAGACAAGGTGAGACATTAGAGGTAATTGATGGTGTTAATACTCCTTTATTAGTTGTAGGTACAGATGGCAGTGTTCTACCAACTAGTATTCAAATTACAAATCCTGACACAGGAGATGTATCTTCTCTAGAAAGTCCTGCAATGGGATTTGGTTCTGCTGTTAAAGTAGAAGAAGGTATTTACTTTGTCAATGGTTATTTTGTTCGTAACGATGAAGCTCTTTTAGTTATTGATGAGTATTACAATAAACCATCTGCTAAAGTTGGTTTTACAATCAAAGAAGAAGTTATAACACCTGAAGCAGATGCAAGTTTATATGATAACTCAATTGGTTCTGCAAACTATACTGCGCCTGGTTCACATAGATTAAAGATTAGTTTAGATTTAAAAGAATTTGAACTTGGTGCAATTACTGATAAGAATTTTATACAACTCCTAACAATTTCTAGAGGAGTTATCAAAAGAAAAATTGAATCTACAGATTTTAGTGTTCTTGAGCAAACTTTAGCACGTAGAACATTTGATGAAAGTGGAGATTATGTTGTAGATAATTTTGCTGTTGATATTAGAGAGTATGCTCAAAAAGATAATAACAAAGGAATATATGCTGTAGATGAATTTGGTTTATATAATGGCAAGAGTTCTAGTGAAGCTTCCAGAAAAATGGTTGCTAGTATAGGTCCAGGTAAAGCATATATTAAAGGATATGAGATTGTTAATAAAGAAACTAAGTATCTTGATATTAATAAAGCAAGAGAAAGTCTCTCTAGTGATAACGTAACTCTTAAGAGTAAAGGTCTACCAACTTATAATGTCACTAACGTTTACGGTAGTGTTCCTTTAAACAAAGAAGGTTCTGAGTTAACTGCTTATCCAGATGTATTTTTGTATTCTACATTTAATGATGGTTCTATTGGTTTAAGTAATACAGAACTACCTACTGATCATAGACAAACTATTGATAGAAGAGGTGTAAATTTTGGAATCAATGACGGTATAAAAACAATTACACTTCAGATTACAAATACCACTAAACCAATTGGTTCTGTCACAGATTCTACATTCCAAACTGAATTTGGAACTTTGTATTTTATTAAGACAAGATCTGATAGTGGATCAGCAACATCTACTGGATCTTTTAAAACCTTATCTTACGCTGTAACAAACAAACCACTTGTAAATTCATCTGAGTCAGTTCAGTTTTTAGAACTTACTATCTTCGGTCCTAAAAATGAATTGGAATTATTGTTACTTGAGTATGATCTTTCTGATTCTGGTTACTACAGAAAGATTTTCTTATCTGAAAGTGATGCTAATACTGATTCAAATGAGTTTGGATGGATTGTAGATTATTCTCCTACATTAACACCTATTATTGGTAAGACTAAACCAAGTAACTTTTTCTTAGAAGGAAGAGGTTCTGGTTTTAATTCTGATTCTGATGTTGTTTTATCTAAAGGAAGATTAGCTGATGGAACATCTGCATATAATACTACATTTGGATATTCTTATTTTGATCCTCAATTCTTTACAAAGATCACTTTAGAAAATACTCCTACTGGAACTAATGCGTTTGATGATGGTAAGTATGTATTTGGTGCACAGAGTGGTGCATATGGTGTTGTAGAAGGTAATGGCACAGGTGTTTATAGTACAGGTATACTATTATTTGTAAAAACACTATCAGGAAGATTTTTACCTGGTGAAACAATTAGAGATGAAGGAGGAAATACCGTAAGAATTGCAAAAGAGAATACTATTTCTCATTTTGTTACTCAAGCAAGAGGACTTGGTTATGCAGATGGTGCTACATTACTAATTAATGGATTAGAATTTGATGCGTCTAAAATTGATGTTAAGAGAACTAGTGGTGGTTCAATCTATGGTGCTGTTATTTCAAACAGAAATGCTGTAAATGTTGAGTATGCACAACCCCCAGCAGTAACTGTTAAGAATCCTGATGGTGCTGCAACACCAAATGCTGCAGCAAATGTAGTTCCTGTATTGTTCAGAAACACTGTAACCACATATACTCCACAAAATGTTAAGTCTATAGGATGTTCATATGGATCTGGAAATGCAAATAATTTTTCTGCAGACGTTCTAGTAAACAGTCAAACAAATGCAGAAATTAAATCTGTAACTAGCTTTACTTTCTTTGGTACTAAAGGAAATACTTTTATAGAATCTACAAGTTTTAGTGCAGATGCCTCTATATTATTACAACAAGGTGATCTTGTACAATTCTCTGATGATAGTAATAATCTAGTTCGTGCTATTGTTCAATATGCTACCAAACAAGAAGGTTCTTCTAAGAGTAGAATATATTTTGACACAGCATTACCAGGAAATGTAACTAATACTAGCATTGTACGTTTACGTCCTAAAATAGAAAATACAAATTCTGGTACTCTACTATATCCAACTGGAAGCAAACAGGTATCTAAAATTTCTGCTGGTGGAGATGATACTAAGATTAAGTATTACTTCCGTAGAGATTTTGTAACGACTGCATCATCTGGTGGTGGTACAATTACGTTTGCTGCACAGTTACCATTTGGTACACAAAGATTTGCTGCATTTAGTGAGAGTAATTTTATTATCACTGTTCTTGATAAAGGTGACGCTACTAATATTGTTAAAGGTGACATCATTTATGTTGAAAATGATGCTGTTGAAATTTCATCCTCTACAGATACTGGTAGTGGTTTAACTAGTGGTAGTATCAGTCTTAATCTTCCAAGTAATTATTTTGGTACTATTCCATCTAATGGAACATTTCCTAAGTTGAAGTTAACTGCTACTTTGGAAGTTTCTAATGCAAAACCGAGACTTAAGACTGTTGTAAGAAACAAGAGAATTGTTGTTGCATCTGCTGGTGATCGTAACGTTCCATTCAGAGGACAAGACTATGATACAGAGGTTGTAGAAACTCTATCATATTCAGATGCGTTTAAATTGAGATATGTATATGAAGGAACTTCTTCTCAACCACCTTCTGCAGATACTGCTGGTAATTTGGTTTCTGGTACTAACGTAACTAATAGATATACATTTGATAATGGACAAAGAGATACACTATATGATGTTTCTCGTATTGTTTTAAAACCAGGTTTTGAAGCAGCTGAAGGTCAACTTCTAATTGCTTTTGATTACTTTGAGCATTCACAAGGTGATTTTGTTACTATAGACAGTTATATTCATGAAGCAGGTGTTCCTGAAGATGAGATTCCATCTTTCAACTCTTCTGTACATGGAAACTTAGAGCTGAAGAATGTAATTGACTTTAGACCCAAGGTTGATTCTAATGCAATTATTCCAGGTTTCTTAGATAAGTCATCTTTAGAAGTTACCGAAGGATCTTTTTCTGGTCCTGGTGCTGTATTAGCAAGCACTCCTGCTCCAGATACTACTATTGAATACACATTCTCGTTTAGTCAAGTTCAATACTTAGATCGTATTGATGGTATATTCTTAGATAAGAAAGGTCAGTTTATAATTAAGGAAGGTAATTCATCGCTCAACCCATCTAAACCAGATCCTATTGATGATGCTGTACCATTATTCTATGCATATATTCCTGCATTTACTAAGACAAGTAAGGATGTAAGAATTACTCCAGTTGATAACAAGCGTTATACAATGCGTGATATTGGTAAATTGGAGAAACGCATTGAGAGATTGGAATACTACACTACTCTTAGTATCCTAGAACAGCAAGCACTTAACATGCAAGTTAAGGATGAGATAGGTCTTGATAGATTTAAGTCTGGTTTCTTCGTTGATAATTTTGAAGCACATAAAGTTGGTAACTTACAATCTCTTGATTACAAATGTGCAGTAGACAGTCAGCAAAGTGTCCTACGTCCACAATCAAAAGAAGATTCTGTAACACTAACAGAAGTTAATGTTAGAGAAGATCAAAGATCAGTTTCTGGATATCAAAAATCTGGACATATGATAACATTACCATATTCATCACTTTCATTATTAGGTAATGAATTTGCATCTAAAACACTAAATCCAAATCCTTTTGTTGTTCTTCAATATGTCGGTGATAGTGAATTATCTCCATCTATTGATCATTGGTATGATCAGAATGAAGAACCATTAGTTGTAGATACAAACACTGAGTTATTCACAATTTTCCTAGCAAAAAATAATGTCAAGGAAAGTTTCTCTAGTCTATTCAATTCTTTTGTTGTTAACTGGGTAGGAACATCCACTTCATTTACTGCTATCAATTCATTAGGTGAAGTTAATACACAACAAGCTATCACATCTGTTGCTAGTGCATCTGTTGGAAGTTCTTCTAATATTAGTCCACAAAATAATGAAGTAGGAAAAGGTATTCAAACTAAGACAGTTGGTGAAAGTTTAGTATCTACTTCATTATCTTTCTTTGCAAGAAGTGTTCCTGTAAAATATGTTATTAGAAGGATGAAACCTAACACAAGAATCTATGCATTCTTGGAAGGTAGAGATGTATCACGTTGGGTTAATCCTGATTTAAGATTTACTGGTATTGCTGGTAACTCCTTGTCTTCTTTCAATGGAGATATTACTACAGATGAATATGGTAATGCTAGTGGTATTGTTTTAGTTCCTGCTGGATCACCACCATTAGAAAATAGTACATGGACAGGAGATGTAGATACTGTTTCTTATGATACATCTGCAGAAGAGATCAATATTACATCTGGTGTCTTGACATTTAGATTTACTTCTAGTTCAACTAACGAAGGAAAAGAAGTTGTTGATAGTTATGCAGAAGTAAAATATTATGCTACTGGTCTTCTTCCAGAAAATCCAGCAAGTATTGTATCTACAAAACCATCTTACTTTAAATCTAACGAGGGTGTTCAGTTAATTGAAAGTAATACTGATAATCCTATAAGACCTAATCCTCTTGCACAAACATTTAAAGTAGAAAATTTTGATGGCGGTTGCTTTGTAACTGGTGCTGATCTTTACTTTAATAAGAAAAGTACAAATATTCCAGTCAAGACTTACATTACAAATGTAGATTCTGAAAAACCAGGTAAAAATATTGTTCCTGGTTCAGAAAAAACTTTATCTCCAAATACATTCCTCAAATGTTCTGCTAGTGGAAACATGTCAGTATTGAAAGGTGAGAATGTTACTGGTGCATCTTCTTCTGCCTCAGGTCCTATCCTTAAAATATTTGATAAAAATAATGTAGAACTAGTTGCTACTGCATCTGGAAGATATAGTCTTACAAATGAGCAATGTTATACTGTAGTTCTTAGTAATCATAATGGTAAGTCTTTTGTACAGAATGAAGATCTAATCATTCCATCTGTTACAGAAGCTAACGCAAAAGATGCTACAACTTTTGTTCTATCAATTGTAAAAGATAGTGGTAAATTATCTGATATTAGAGTTACAAATACTGGTCAAAATTATGACAGCGCTATTCTAACAATAGAAAGTCCACAACTACCTGGTGGATCTACTGCAACTGCTACTATCAGTGTATCAGGTGGTAAGATTTATAATACAGAAATTTCATTAGCTGGTATTGGATATACAGAAGCACCATCTGTTGTTGTTAAAGGTGTTGGAAGTGGTGCTGGTGGATGTGAAATTCAAACTTTCTTAGATATTGATACACCAGCAGTTAGAATGGGTGTATCAATTGATGCTGGAGAAGCAACTAACTCAACTACACCTACACACTTTGCATTTGACTATCCTGTATACTTACAAAATGATACAGAATATGCTTTAGTAGTAGAAACTGATTCTACTGATTATGAACTTTGGGTTTCTAGACTTGGAGAAACTGATATTGCTACAAGTACGGTTATCACGACTCAACCATCTCTAGGTTCGGTATACCGTTCACAGAATACCGAGAGTTGGACTGAAGACATTTTTGAAGATCTTAAGTTTACTCTATACAGAGCAGAATTTAGTATCGGTAGACCAGCAGATCTTATACTTAAGAATGATAATCTTGGATATGAATTACTTGATGAGAATCCACTTGAAACCAATGCAAGTTCTGGTTCTAATGCTACATCAATATTGTTTAAAAATAACAACTCTATTGTTAAAGTTAATCATAGAGACAATGGATTTGAAGACAGTGGTAAATCATATGTCTTCTTTAGAACTGCTTTAGAAACAGGTGGTATTACATCTGCTAATTTGAATAGTAATTTATTCCAAGTTATCAACTCTGGTATTGATATGTACAATATTCAATCTTCTTCTCAAGCTGCTGCTAACGCTGTTGGTGGTGGAGAAGTTGCATATGCAGCATTCAATAGAAAGTTTGAGACTCTATATCCACAAATTCATTATCTAACATTCACTGGAACTGTATTAGATGTTGGTGTTAAGACTACAAATATTATTCCTGTAGATTCTACTACTACAAACTATACTTCTTATTCACAGACAGAATACGAAAAAACTTTCTTGAATGAACCACATTACTTCACTAATCAAAAAGTTGTAGCTTCTCAAATTAATGAGACACTTAATAATTTAAGTGAATCTCTAACTTATAAGATGTCTCTTTCATCTACTTCGTCTCATTTGAGTCCAATAATAGACTTATCAAGTGCTACTGTAAAAACAGTAAGTAATAGAATTGAAAGTGCTTCAGGACCTGAAGATAGATTTGGTAGAAGAGATCAGATTAT